TTTTGACGATGAGACGCCGTGTTGGCCGGAGTTTTGGAGTTTGGAGGATTTGACTGCGGTCCGCGCATCTATACCTTTGAGCAAGTGGAATGCTCAGTACCAGCAGAATCCGACGGGTGAGGAGAATGCTATTATTCCTCGCGAGTGGTGGCGCAAGTGGGAGCGTGAGGCGGTTCCTCAGTTAGAGTTTGTGATACAGAGTTACGACACTGCGTTTAGTAAGCGGGAGAGCGCCGATTTTTCTGCTATTACAACGTGGGGTGTGTTTTATCCCAACGAGGGCGGAAGCGGACCTAATTTAATTTTGTTAGACAGTAAAAAGGGGCGCTGGGATTTTCCAGAATTAAAAGCTATAGCTTTTGAGGAGTACAAGTTTTGGGACCCTGACACGGTAATTATTGAGGCGAAGGCGAGTGGTTTACCGTTGACTCAGGAGCTTAGAAGTGCGGGTATACCTGTAGTTAACTTTACGCCTAGTCGTGGTAACGACAAGATAAGCAGGGTGCATGCGGTAAGTCCCATGTTCGAGGCTGGAATGGTTTGGGTCCCTGACAAGGTATGGGCAGATGAATTAATTGAAGAGGTTGCTGCGTTCCCGAATGGGGAGCATGACGACTTAGTTGATAGCATGACACAGGCTTTAATGCGGTATCGTCAAGGTAATTTTGTACAATTACCAACAGATGATTGGCAAGACGAGGATGTTTCTGCTAAGGTGCGTGTATATTATTGACGGAGGGCCTTATGGCTACTGGTGGATTAATGGATACTAACGTCCCAAGTCAGTTAGACGAGGACGATTTACTGGCCGAAATTGAGCTTGAGATACCTGATTCGGGTGCGGACCCTTATTTAATGGCCGCGGATCTTGACCCGGACGCTCCGGAGATTGAGATTACTACGGATGAGGATGGCAGTGTTGTTGTGGACTTTGCGCCTGACGACATGCGTGGCGAGGACGCTAACTTCTACGCCAACTTAGCTGAAGAGATCCCGGACCGTGAGTTAAGCAGCATTGCGTCTGATTTGCTTGGTGCGTTTGATTCCAACAAGGCGAGTCGTCAGGAGTGGGAAGACACTTACAAGAACGGCTTAGAGCTTCTTGGTTTTAATTACGAGGAGCGCACGACACCGTTCCGCGGCGCGAGTGGCGTGACGCATCCATTACTTGCCGAGGCTGCCACGCAGTTTCAGGCGCAGGCGTTTAATGAGTTACTGCCTTCTAGCGGGCCTGTTCGGACTGTTGTTCTGGGCAAGGACACTCGTGAAAAGCAGGATCAGGCGCATCGTGTGAAGCAGTTTATGAATTTCTACATTACGAATGTCATGGAGGATTACACTCCTGACATGGATCAGATGTTGTTTTATTTACCGCTGGCGGGCAGTGCATTCAAGAAGATTTACTACGATGAGAGCTTGGGCCGTGCGATAAGTAAGTTTGTTCCTGCTGAGAATTTAGTGGTTCCTTACGATACTTCTGATTTAGATACTTGTCCGAATATAACGCAGGTTGTGCGTATGGATTTAAACGATCTACGCAAGAAGCAGGTTGCTGGCATATATCTCGACATTGACGTGATTCCTTCTCAGGGGGATATTACGGGTGTTCGTGAGGAGATTAATCGGATTGACGGCTATGAGCCTAGTCAGATTGATTACGACTGTACTTTGTTAGAGTGCCATGTGGATTTAGATCTTGAGGGTTACGAGGACATTGGTGAGGACGGCGAGCCTACGGGCATTAAGGTTCCTTACATTGTTACTATTTCTCAGGATAACGGCGAAGTATTGTCGATCCGCAGAAACTTTGACGAAGAGGACGAAAAGAAGAAGAAGATACATTATTTTGTACACTACAAGTTTTTGCCGGGATTTGGCTTTTACGGCTTGGGTTTAATCCACACAATTGGTGGTTTAGCTCGTTCGGCAACATCTTCACTGCGTCAGTTGATTGATGCTGGTACATTATCTAATCTCCCTGCGGGATTCAAAGCCCGCGGACTGCGGATCAGGGATGACGACGATCCTTTACAGCCGGGTGAATTTAGGGATGTGGATGCTCCGGGGGGTGCTATTCGCGATAGTTTAATGCCTTTACCGTTCAAGGGACCGGATCAGACGTTATTTAATCTGTTAGGTTTTGTTGTTGACGCGGGTCAGCGGTTTGCGACGATTACGAACATGAAGGTTGGCGACGGCGATCAGAGTGCTGCGGTTGGCACTACTATTGCTATGTTGGAGCAGGGGTCCCGTGTAATGAGCGCGGTTCACAAGCGGCTTCATTACGCCATGCGTTTAGAGTTTAAGATACTTGCGCGTGTGATGGGCGAGAGTTTGCCACAAGAGTATCCTTATTCGGTTGCGGGTGACGATGCCACTGTGATGGCTTCTGACTTTGACGGCCGTGTAGATGTGGTTCCTGTTTCTAATCCGAATGTATTTAGTCAGGCGCAGCGGATTGCTTTAGCTCAGACTAAGTTACAGTTGGCGACACAGGCTCCAGAGATACATAACCTGCACGAGGTTTACCGTGACATGTATGAAGCGCTGGGCGTGAACGATGTTGATAGATTAATGCAGGCGCTACCGGACGAAGAGCCGCGGCCTGCGGACCCTGCCCAAGAGAACATCAACGCGCTGGACCAGATGCGGTTACATGCGTTTACGGGTCAGGATCATCAGTCGCACATTATGGCTCACTTAGTATTTGGTTCTAGTCCTATGATTGGTCAGATGCCTGCCATTGCGGTATCGTTACAGAAGCATGTTTTAGAGCATGTTAAGATACAGGCCGAAGAGCAGGCGATGGCTCAGATGGGTCAGATGCAGGGTCAGGGCGGCGACGAAGCTCAGATGGAGATGCAGTATCAGGGTATGGTTGCTCAGTTGGTTGCACAGGGTATGCAGGCAGCAAAGCAACTTTCTGGACAAATATCTGGCGAAGGACCGGATCCTTTGATACAATTAAAAGAGAAAGAGATTGACATAAAAGCTAAGTCGGAAGAAGCAGATGCACAAGTAGATCAGGCCAAGTTACAGCTTGACGCTCAGAACCAGCAGATGCGCGGTCAGCAGTTCCAGCAGAGGCTTGCAAGTCAAGAAGGTCAGACGGACAAACGGATTGAGAGCGCAATGCAGCGCGAATTGTTAAAACAACAGCGAGGACAGTAAGATGGCGGACACTTATCCCACAAATGATGAATACGCTAAAGAAGTTTTAAAAAGTGACGGCGGCTCCGAGGGAGACAAGAATCGTCGAAGAAGTTCAAGGGAAATGAGTGAAAGGATGTATACAGCAGAAATGCGCTCTGGTTTTCTTGGGCAAAAGTTTCATAAATTAACAGACAGAATAGGCGACGGTATGCGTTCCGTAGGCAAGAAACTGTTAAAGACTCGGCCAGAACTTCGTAACCGTATAACCAGCCAAGATGACGAAGAACAAATGAAGGTTCGCAAAGAAATTAAGGGTTACAAACGCGGCGGCGAAATGAAAAAAAGAAAATCTAAAAAAGGACAAAGATAATGGCAAAAGTAAAAGTAAACGGTTCTGCACCGGGTCCTACCCCAAAGGCAGTTCCTTACGCTCAGATTGATAAGCAGGGGCGTATTCCTTATGGCAAGACGGCGAATGTTAAGGTTCCTACGTCTATGAAGCGTGGCACGGCTCGCGGGATGGGCGCTGCAATTAAAGGGGGCGGCTACTTAGAGTGCTAATTGATGGAAATGGACGCGCTTTGGAATTTTATACTGACGGCTGGAGTGGGAGCTTTGGGCTGGTGGATAAAATCTCAACATTCTGAATTGAACCGCGTTACCATTTTATTGAATAGAACTCGTGAAGAGCTTGCCAAGGAGTACTCTACTAAAGTTGAGAGCAACGCATCCATAGACCGATTGATAACTCGGTTAGATGCTCTTGATGCAAAAATGGATAGGATGTTAGAACGTTAGCCTAAGAAAGCTCCCACTATGTTAGATCCGGTTTCAGCGATTGCTTTAGCTACAAGTGCCTACAAAGGCATAAAGAAGGCTTGTGAAGTTGGGAAGGAGATCAGTAGTTTTACGGGGGCTATCTCTCAGTTTGCCAAAGCGTCATCCGATATAGACTTTCTTGAGAAGAAGTCACAAAAGCCTTCTTTATATCATAAGTTGTTTTCTAACACCGAGGCCACCGCTTTAGATATTTGGTCTGCTAAAAAAAAGTTAGAGCAGCACAGAACTGAGCTAAAAAACCATATATCTTGGACTTATGGACCCTCGGCTTGGAAAGAAATTGTAAAAATTGAGGCCGAACAGAGAAAGCGGCAAAGGGCATTGGTGTACGAACGCCAAGAATTTATAGACAATTTGATTAACGGTATAATTATAACAATAATTACTGTCATTGGCCTTGGAATATGTGGCGTCGTAATCTATTTTGTAGGGAAATCTCAAGGCAAGTGGTGATGATACAAAGAGGCAGAAAATACGTTGTATATGACAAACACGAAAAGGTTGTTATAATCACTGTAGATAGAAACATTGCCGTCCAATACGCGAGGAGACAGAAATGACAGAGTTCGATAAGGCAGACTTAGATTCCAGCGGAAGCATTGATCGCAATGAATGGAATATTCTGGCGCTTGAGGACAAACGCCGTGAGATGGAGGATGAAGACTTAAAGCGCAATGCAGAGCGTCGATTTACGGGTTTTGCACTCGCTGGAATGTTACTGTATCCTCTAGTAATATTATTTGCTTCATGGCTGGGTTTTGATAAAGCGGCATCTCTTATTACTGATATCGCCTCCGTATATGTCATAGCGGCTTCGGGAATCGTCGGGGCATTTATTGGATTTAATAGCATGAGCGCAAAAAGCAACAAGGCATCCATAAGTTATGAAAAAGGTGAAGGCAAATGAGCATTATAGCATCTCTTATTGGCCCTGTTTCTGGTATCTTAGATAAGGTAATCCCTGACTCTGACATAAAAGCAAAGCTGGCCCACGAAATAGCGACCATGTCCGACACCCACGCCCAGCAAGCCCTGTTAGCTCAGTTGGAGATCAACAAGGCTGAAGCGGCGTCTGGCAGCTTGTTTAAGGGCGGCTGGCGTCCCTTTGTGGGGTGGATTTGTGGTTTTGCGCTACTGTACCACTTTATCCTCTGCCCACTAATTATATTTGTAGTGACACTTTCTGGTGCAGCGATACCACCGCTGCCTGAGTTTGACATGGGTAGTCTTATGACAGTGCTGCTAGGTATGCTTGGAATTGGCGGTTTACGTTCATATGAAAAGACCAAAGGCTTAACGAAGTGATGTGGGTTCTAGTATGGATGCAGTTAATATCGGGGCAACCAGTAGAGTATTTCCAGTTAGCGGTGTACGAAAGTAATGTTGAATGCGAAAAGAATAGAAAACACGCAGAGATCATGGTAACACACAATGGAATTGCTGTTGCTTGCCTAAACGTAAGGATAGAGAAATGACTTTTAAACTAAGTTCACGGAGCGAAGCCAAGCTAGAGGGTTTAGATCCACGGCTTGTTGCGGTTGTTAAATCTGCCATTCACAAAACAAAGATCGACTTCGGCGTTATATGTGGCATGAGGACGCTGGAAGAGCAGACCAAATTGGTATCTGCTGGAGCTTCTCAAACTATGAAGAGTAAACACTTGCAGGGCTATGCCGTTGACCTAATGGCTTATATTGGCTCCAGGGGAAGTTGGGAATTGAATCTTTATGATGATATAGCCGATGCTATGGCTGAAGCGGCGAGAGAGGTTGATGTACCAATCAGGTGGGGCGCGGCATGGAACGTGTCTAACATCGCTCAGTTTACTGGTGACATGGAAGATGCTATGAATCACTATATCGATGAAAGACGATCACAGAATCGCAGACCGTTTATAGACGGACCACACTTTGAACTTATGGTTTAGGAGAAATGACATGTCTGAATTAGCGCCAAAAAAATCAACAAGACCCAAATCACGCAAGAAGAAAAAAATGTCTGACGTTGATAAAGCGGTTATTGAGGCCATGAATTATGGCCGCCCTCGTGGGACTGTTTACATTGACGACACTGGTGAGGAACGTATGCCTGAGAGCGATTTTAAAGACGGTGGCCTCGTAGGCAACCAAAGTAAACTTGATAAGAACAACGATGGACAAATATCTGGAGCGGATTTCAAAATGATGAAGAACGGCGGTAGAGTTAAGGTCAAAGGCATGGCTAAAGGTGGCCGTGTCAAAGCTAAAGGCATGGCGATGGGCGGTAAGGTCAAAGC